CCGACAGAGATTGCGGGCACTGAGGGCCTCCCCTCAGCGCTACGCGGCGCCTCCGTTGAGCATCGACCACAAGGTCTCGGCCTGCGCGTCGGTGATCTTCTGCTTCGGTTTGGCCAGCTGCGCGCCCGGCCGCCGGATCGGCTCCGGCACCTTCGGCCGCTTCGACTTCGACTCGGTGTTCGCGCTGGCGTACAGGTAGGCCAAGCCCGCGACCCGGTCAGCGACCAGGGCGAGGAGCTGCTCGGCCTGTGACCAGCGGCCCTTCTCTGGCTCGCTCTTGTCGGCCTGCTCCGCGAGCTCCTCGGCCGACATAGCATTACGGAGCGCAGTCCACGTCGCAGACTCGGGCGGCAGACGTTGGATGAGGACTCGCAGCCGCCGTGCAGTCATCTCACCGCGGTGATAGGCGTCTATCTGGTCGGCGTCCCGCGGGTAGTACCAGGCGAGGTCGCCTTCTACCGCCTCCGCGTGCGCCTCGACGACGGAGCGGGTCCACGCGATTTCCCCAGGCTCTCACCGGCACGCTCCGCCGCGTCGCCGACCATCTCGCCGACCTGCTCGTTCGTCGGGTCGAGGTCTACGAACACCTCGAAGTCGTCCTCGTGAAGGACGAGCTGGGCGAACGCTTCGACCTGGCCGTTGTTGAGCAGGCGCTGCCACGACTGGCGCCAGGCGCCCGGCGGGATGATGCGGACCTCTTCTTCGAGGTCGTCGATGCCACGCAGGGTCGCGGTCACGTACTTGTTGACCGCCTCGAACTCCTGCGCTTCCGCCTCGTCGGCTTCGAGCTCGTCGAACTCTTCCGGCTCGGCATCCCGTCGTGCGACCGGGGGGCGGGAGGCGGCTCGGGCTGCGGTGCGCGGCTTCCGGCTGCTGGCGGTGGTCTTGCGCGGGGCAGTAGGCATGGCGCGGGTCTCTCTTTCCGTGAGGGCGCGGGACAGTTGTTCAGAGGTGGGCGGGCCGGGCCCGCGCCGGCTGGCTATACCGGCCCGCCCACCCGTTCAGGAGCCCGTGTAGACGGGCGTGGTGGGCAGCTTGTCGACGTGGTAGACGGTGTTGCCTGCCTCGTCCGGGTAGGTGGTGATCGTCCACTCGTAGCCGGACATCTCGTCCTGCTTGAAGGAGACGTCGCTCCGGTCGTTGATCTCGCCCTGGGGCACGTAGAAGCCCTTGAAGGACTCCCCGTCGATCACCAGGAACCAGAACGCCCTGCGGTCCGGCACCGGTGACGCGGTCTCCGCGTACTTGGTGAGACCCTCCTCGTCCGGCTCCAGGTCGCTGGCGTCGAGCCGGTACTGCAGCGACTGCACGACGGTGCGGCTGGTCTCCCACACCGTCAGCCCGAACGTCCTGACGGACTTGGTGATCTGGGTGCGGAACGGGGAGGTCAGACCCCACGGCGTGAACTCCTGCGAGTCTTCGTCGAACCCGTAGGTCAGGCCGTCGTCCGAGATGGCGCCGAGCGGCTCCCACGGCGACGCAGGCTGCACCAGAGGCGACGCGGGTGCCGTCGTGCCCACCGGGGCGACGAAGCCGCCGCCGTTCGCTCCGACCAGCGCCAGGTCCGCGGCGCGGGTGATGTTGACCATGAGATGTCTCCAGACATGGAAGAGCCCGCGCACGGGCGGGTGGTGAGGGTCCGGCGCGGGCCCAAAGCGGTCAGGAGACCGGATGGCAGAAGATCTCGTAGGTGGCGCCGACCTTGCGGACAGCGGTGTTCTCGTAGGGGCGGATCGCGGGCAGGGACAGGCAGCCGGTCCGACCGATCACCGCGGATTCGCTGCTGCTGCCGCGCAGTTCTGCGGTCAGCCACTTATGCACCTCGCCAGCCAGGGCGATGGCCTCCGGCCGGGAGGCCGCGTACACGCTGACCTCGACGATCGGCCGCGACAGCTTCAGGCCGTCGCCGCCGCCGCCCGGGATCTGCTCGACCTGGATCGTCGGCAGCTCATTGGCCAGGTTGTTGTCGAGCTCGTCCCGCACCACCGCATCCGGGAACCGGGCGGTCGCACGGGTGATGAGCTCCAGCTCGATATCGACGAGCGCCGTCACTGGTTCCGCCCGCCGACCAGCGCCGCCCGCAGCAGCACGTGATGCGCGGGCCCGTCCGGATGCCCGTTCCCGTACTCCACCCATCGGGCGTAGTAGGCGCCGTTGCGGACGTAGCCGACCGCGCGGTCCCGGTTCCGTCCCCCCCGTGACGTGCTCGTGGCCGTCCACGACTCCTTGTAGTGGCCCGGGTGCGGGCCGCCAGCGTCGACGGGCGACAGCGCTACCGCGACGCCCTTGATGACCTCGGCACGGCGCAGCATCTCCGCCTGCATGCCGGGCATCCGCAGCATCTGCCCGACGCCTTTACGGGACATCTTGAAACGTGCTGCCATAGCCCCTCCAAGAACTTGCACAACTGGGGGCAGACATGGACGTCAAGGGCGTACAGGCGGCGATCTCGTTCGACGGCGAGTGGATCACCATCGTCAAGAAGGCCATCGGGCAACCAGACCGGCCGACCCGGATCAACGTGCGCAGCATCAGCAGCACCACGCTGAAGCCCGCGACACGCCTCTTCCACGGCTACATCCAGTTCGGCGTACCCGGATCCGACCAGGCCGCAGAACGGAAGGGGATCGTCCTGGGCGGGCGCCCGCCCCACGACGACCCCAACAGCCTGTCCATCCCGCACCGCTCGAACGATGCCGCCGCGAAGATCGTGGCGGCAATCGAGGAAGCCCGCGTCCGCCTCAGCCCGTGACCCGGTCCGCGGCAAATTGGATGACGCCACGGGTGCCGGTGAACGGCGAGCGTCCCCAGTCGCCGGGCTCGCCGGTGATGTCGCAGTCCACGCTGCGCACGTTCGCCTTGTCGGTCGTGCGCAGCGGCAGACTCGTGCCGTTCGGCTGGTCGGGCGGCACATAGACGGTCCAGCCGACGATGACGGTGTCCCGCGCCTGCTGCTGATCCCCGCCGACCTGCGGGGTCTCAGCGCGCGGGGTGACCACGCAGCCCTTCAGATCGAAAGACTCGTCCGGTCCCGGCAGAGGCTGGCCGCGCGGCCCACGGCCCCGAGACTCCCCAGTGCGCACGATCCGCACCGTCTCCCCGTAGGGATACGAGCCAGGCATCAGGGATACCCCCAACCCGCCTCAAAGTCCTCCAGGAAGCCCGCCCCGTCATCGAGCGGCCACGTCGGTGACGGATCCGCAGTAGCCGGAGTCGGATCGACCGTGAACGCCCCGCCGCGGCCCGCCAAAGACTTCAACGCCGACTTGTCGGCCTTCGTCAGATACAGGCCTCCCGAACCGGACGGACGCTGCACCGACATCGGCCCGATCGTCTCGTAGGACACCTGCTGCGGATTCACGTAGGCGCGGCCGGCCACCGACAGGACGACCGCCTCCGCGCCCTCCGGCAGCGGCGACACGATCGTTTTACAGAGAGCCGTGGCCGTCGCGAGAAGAAGGTCGGCCCGCTCGCCCAAGATCTCATCGAGCCCCAGATAGAGGCCCAGCTGCTCGACGGTCGGAGGTACGAACGACATCGCGACCTCCTAGGCCAGGGCCTCCACGGCGGCACACCAGGCGGCCAGCTCCGCCGTCGGGTCAAGCTCAGTGCTACGGGCCTTCGCCCGCTTCGACGCCAGCCGGTACTCGGCAGGCGTCTCCAGCTTCCGCAGAACCGCCTCCCATCCGTCCAGATCCTGGCGCTCCAGGAAGATCCCGCCCTCGGCCAGCGACTCGCACAACCCCGGTGTCGGATGCGCCAGGACAGGAATCCCGCTCGCCATAGCCTCTACGCCCGCGCGGCCCCACGACTCGTAGAACGAAGGCATCAGCAGCACCTTGGTGCGGCCGTACACCTTCTCCCGCATGTCGTGGCCCGGCACCTGCTCGACGACCGCCACGTTCGGCAGGTCCGAGTAGTCGGTCTGCTGCCCGTAGGAGCCCATCACTGCGAGGAACTTGCGGTCCGGCATGCGCTCCGCGAGATCGTGGAACAGCCCGCCACCCTTATCGGGGTTGGTGTTGACGAGGGTGATGCGGTCGCCGGGCTTCGTGGCGTAGTCGTCGGCGAACACCGGAGGCCGCACGATCATCGAGGTAGTCGGCCGGATCGTCTTCGGATAGTCGGCGAAATACAGCTCCGCCTCCCGCTCCATCCACACCGAGTTGTAGATCGCCAGGTCGGTTCCACCGGACGCCATGTCCCTGAACGTCGGCGCGAACGTGTTGTGGCAGATCGCCACGAACGGCTTCCCGTACCCGCGAGCCAGGGCCGCCGCCGGCTTCACGTTCTCCAAGTGCGACACCAGCACGCTCGCCCGCCGGACGGCCGTCGCGAAGTCGAGGCGCGACTCCAGCGGAATGACCTTCACACCGTCCAGCTCATACGGTTCGTGATCCTCGCCGTACCGCGACAGCCACACCGTGACCTCGTGGCCGCGCTCGGCGAGGGCACGGAACATGCTCCAGGCCATCCACTCCGCCCCGGCATTGTGCCGGGGCGGGGCGGCGTGCAGCCGAGCGACGACCTGCATCGCCCGGCCGCTCTTCCCGCCGCCACGGGCCTCGGTCACGACCCGTAGGCCGGGGTGCCGGTGTACTTCACGAACGCGGACGCGTCGCCCTGCACGTAGCCGTAGTAGGCCTCCGCCAGGATCAGCACCAGGTTCTCCTGGAACGCCGAGTGGACGCCGCCGTCCTCGTCGATGTACGTGGCCTCCTTGGAGATCCGCACGGTGATGTCCATGCCGACGCCGTAGGCGGCCTGCGACCAGTCGCCGCCGATCGCGCGCAGACCGGAGTCCGAGCTGGTGGACTGTCGGCGCTGCTTGCCCGACACCGAGCGGGAGTAGGCGAGCGGCTCGCCGATCAGCGAGCCGGCCGCGGCCATGTCCGTGCCCGGCGTCTGCGTGTCGACCAGGATCGGCCGGCCGGTGGTGTCGGTGGCGAGCAGCAGCGACGGCTTCAGGCGGTGGTCGGCGACGGTCCCCGTGTAGTCGAAGTCGTCGTCGATGACCTTCGCCATGCCCTTGACCAGGTCGGCCCAGATCCCGCCGGTGCTCTGCGAGGACGTGCCGAGAACCACAGAGTTCGTGGTCATCGCCAGGTAGTCGGAGAACGGTCCGGCCGCACCCTTCATGGTGAGGCCGTGGATCGCCGCGTGGTCGAACGCACGCGCGAAGGCGGTCGGCAGGTCGCGCTGCAGCTGCGTGTACAGGCCGCCCGCATTGGTCATGGCGACCTCTTCGGCGACCGGAATGAGCACGGCGAGCTTCTTCGCCGTCATCTGCTTGATGCCGACCGAGGAGGAGCTCAGGGGCTTCTTCTGCGCCTGACCGACCCAGTCGGCCTGCGGCACGTCCATCGGGATCGGCACCGACGTGGTCGCGTCGATCGCCAGCGGCGCCGGACGGGCCAGCGTCATCACCGCGGACTGCTCGACCGACTTCTCGAAGATCGGAGCCGTGATGGTCCGCGGCAGAAGTGAAGCGTTGACATCGGACAGCTTGAGGGGGGCCGTGGCCACCATGGTCTACTCGCTTTCAGCAGCTACTTGAGCTGCGACTTAAGCCACCCGGAGAACTCGTCTTCGGGGGTGAGGGGGCGTGTCTTGTTGGCGCCGGACGCCTGAGTGCGATCCGGTGCGGGACGCCGCGGGCCCTCCGGGGGCTGGACCTTCGCCCAGTGCGGCTTGCGCTCCAAAAGCGCCTGAAGGTCGGCCTCGATGGCCGCCTCGTCGATGTCGCCGTCAGAGTCGATGTACGAGTCGAGGTCGAGCTCGCCGAACGCGTCGGCCGGATCGGCGAATGCCGCCCGCCCGTCCGTCGCAGCGCCGGCGAGTGCCTGCACCTGACTGCGGACCAGCCGCTGCCGGGTCTTGGCGATCTGCGCCTGTGCTGCCGCGAGCTGCTCGGTGAGGCGCTCAGACTCGGACAGGTCCGCTTCCTTGCGCTTCTTGAGTTCGGCCAGCAGCGGCTCCTGCTCCTTGAGCCGCTTGCGGAGGTTCTCCGCCTCGCTGTTCTTCTTGCGCAGCGCTGCTTCGAACTTCTTCCGGTCGAACGGCTTCTCGTCCTCGGTCTCTGCCTCCTGGGCGTCCTCCGCCGACTGGGCGCCGTCCTGCCCTTCGGTCGCCGTCTCCTCGACGGCCCCCTCGGTACCGAACTCCTGCTGCTCAGCGCTCTGCTGCTCGTTCTCTTCGGACATGACGAATCGGCCCTCCAGGGGCTGTGGAAATGAGAGGGCCGCCACCAGGGCGACCAGATTGATCAGATAGATCCGGGGAGCGGATTCGAGTCGTGCTCCGCCAGCGCCCGCCGGAAGCGGGCCAGCTGGCTCCCCGAATGGCCCGCGGCGTACTCCTGGTACAGCCGTGCCCACTCGGCAGCATGCTTGGAGGGCTCGAACTTCTGCCCCCGGAAGACCGGAATGACGCCGCAATGGCAGCCGTTATGCGCCCGGAAACCGGCCGTGTCCTGCGCGTACACCGACCCGCGGGCGGCCAGCAGCTTGCAGAAGGCGCACGCTCCGAGCGCCGCAGACCGTGCCCACGCTGTCGCCTGCGTGTCCCTGCGCACCGCGCTCAGAACCGTTGACCGTCCGGTGTCGGCGACCAGCTTTTGCGCGACCGCCTCGGCCTTCTTCTCCGCCTGGTCGAGGCGTACCTCGACCGGCTGGAGCTGCGCGTCGGTTGCCGCGTCCGGGGCACGGCCCCAGACGTCCTTGGTTGCCCATCGCAGGCTTGCCTCGGTCTGCTCCGGTGTCGGCGGGTCCGCGACCGGCACCGTGAACGTGCCGGCCACACGTGCGGCCTCCCGTTGGGCGTCGTAGAACTCGGCGCCCAACGCCGCTGACGTCTGCGCGTACTGGTCGACCACCGCCTGCACGGCCGTGAACCAGTCCGGCATCGACGTCCGCAAACGGGCAGGAATGATCAGCCGTCGCAGGCCTCGGACATCCCTCACCAGAAGACGAGTCAGGCCGAGCTGCGCGGCCCGGTACCGGTCGGCATCCCGGCCCCCGTCAGAGACCGTCGTCGCCACCAGACACCTCCGCAGCCGACGGCAACGTGGCCGTCGACCGCTCGTTCACAGCGGCCAGGCGATCCAGCAGACCGCCACCCGTAGCAGCCGCCGTCGAACGACGGCGGTCCACGGCAATCCGCTGCCGCTGGCCCTCGGTGAACCCAGCCATCTCCAACGTGACGTCGGAGTCCGACGGCAGAACACCTGCCTGAACGAGCTTGACGGTCGCATCGACCTGCGCAGCCACCGTCGGCGTCGCCGGGTTCCGCCACACCGTCTCGATGCGGCGCGTACTGTCCGGCGGCTCACCGTCACGAACCCACAGCGCCAGCCGCATCGCCTGCTGCCAGCCGGCCCCGAACCGGCGAATACGGCGCTCGGCCTTCTTCACCTGGCGATTGTCCGCGAACCGGATCGCGTCCGCGGATGCCGGGTTGTCGCTGCTGTAGCCCAGCACGTGCGGAGCCACCGACATCTGCGACGCCATAATCCTGGCGTACAGGTCGATGAACTTCGTCATCCCAGACGGGTCGTGAGCGGCGAACTGGCCCACAGTCGGAATGTTGCCGTCCTCGTCCCGCTCCAGCGCGAGCATGCGCCCGATGTACGTCTCCCACGCCGACTTGGCGTTGCCCTCGGCGTCCTGGAACGCCGACTCGGACGCGCCGAGGATGTAGCGCTGCGGGGCTCCGAAGAACTCGGCGGCGACCTCCATGCCCATCAAGCGCCGGCAAGCCGCATCTGTGATCGACATGACCTCGGGCGTGATCTCCGACTTGCCGACCCGGTCCGCGGTGCGCTGCCGGTTCGCCAACCTGACGACCGGCACGACCCCCAGGCCATGCATGTCCCGGTCGACGACCTCCCAGCCGCCCGACGCCGACGGCACAGCCATCACCGTCTGATCCGGGAGGTACAGGACCAACATCCGCTCCTCGGGGCCCGACTCGACGAACGTGTCCGCTGAGCATTCGCGGAGCGCGGCCGTGCCCATCCGCAGGCGGGCGTCCCACATCAGCGTCATGTCCAGCGGAGACTCCGCCGAGATCAGCGGCGGACAGTCCTCCCCACAGTCCCCCGTGCCGACCGCCAGATACTCGCGGCCGTACACGAGCGCATCCAGATGCGCGAGGCTCGACTCGTCGAACAAGTCGTTGGCCTCAGCGATCTCCGTCAGCTCCGACGAGTCGGCTCCGTCCGCCCACCGGAACGCCTCCAGGTCGAGGCGCTCCTCCAGAGATTCGACTCCGACCCGCGGCCAGCCGATCACCGTGTGCAGGCCCCGGAGTTGCGGAGGAATGGAGATGCCCAGGTCGCGGACCAGCTGCTCGCCGTTGAAATAGGCGTCCCGCAGCTGCAGCGCCCACCGGTCGCGCAGCAGATCCGCCCGCAACAGGCCGATCAGACCGAGTTCGTCATCCGAGAGCGTCAGCAGCGGCAGGTCGGGAATCGAGACGGTCACCGCAGCACCACCACCCGTCCCTTGCCGCGCACGGTGGAGCGCTTCTGATTCTTCGGACTGTTCAGGACGTTCCGGCGCAACATACGGGCACCGATCATGCAGATGGCGAGGTCGATCTTCCGAGCGGACTCGCGGTGCTCCTTGCCGATCGTGATCCCCCAAGCGTTCGTGCGTCTCCGGGCGTTGATCACGTGGGTGCGCATCACCTTGTGGCCATCGTGCACGAGCTGCCGCTGGAGAATGTCCTCACGGGTGCGCTTCACCGCCTCCGTGAACGTCTCCTGATTGCGGCGGTCACGCATGTCCCAACGGACGGCGTGCGCCTTCGGGCCGGACGTCACCGCCCGCAGCAACAGCTTCTTGCCGTAGGCCTGGCCCCAACGGTCCAGGAAGGCATCCCAGTACATCTCGCCGTCCTCGCCCTGGCCGGAACCCGGGTCGGCGAAGAACGCCAGCACCTTGAAGTGAGTGAACGAGTTCGCGACAACGCCGTCGACATCCTCGCGCGGAACCGACCACGGCACGTAGCCCGGGGTCTCCGGCGACGGCCAGTTCGGCGGCCTCTGCCACACGCCCAGCGTCGCCACGAGACCGTCGGACATGCGGCAGGCCGCCAGGCCCGTCGCGTCATCTGACTTCGAGCCGTCGAAGAACATGACGATCTCGTCGCCATCCACCAGCGGGATGTCCTCCCGCTTGCAGGCGTCCCACTCGTAGCGGGCCATCCACGCGTCCTCCGCCGCCGCGATCTGGTTGAACCAGAAGCGGCGGCTACGCGACGGTGGGTTACGGACGTCGAGGATCGACGCCTTCAATCGCTCGATGTCCAGCCACGTCGAATCCCCGCGGACCACTTCCAGCGTCGGACGAATCCACGCCTCGGTCAGCTTCGCCTCGGGCGGCGCCTCCAGCGAGTCATAAAAGAGACCCGTGTCCACGGCACGGCCCGCCTCGGCGGCCTCGTAGGCGTCCCGGGTCCGTTCGGCCACCGAGTCCTCGCCCGGCTCGAACGCGTTCGTGATCGCCAGCGTGCGGCTCGCACCGTCCGCCGACTTCGTCGCATTGCGCTCGATCACAGCCGCCATCTCGTGGCCCGAGTTCGACTCCAGCCAGTGATGCGTCTCGTTGGGGTACGTGGCCGTCGGCCGGCCACCCTCCAGGGCGCGCGGTGACGACGTGACCGCCTCGATCCGGGCCCGACCCTTGTCCGCGTAAATGATCTCCTTGCCCAGGTCAATCCGGTACTCCTGCAGAGCCCGCTTCGTGAAAAGCCCCGGGAACAACGTCATCGTGTTACGGGTCTGGTCCTGCGACACCGCCGCCATCTGCACCCACGCCGCAGGATGCTGCTGCCCCAACGGCTGGCCAGGCGGGACGTCCCACTCGTTGCCCTCATCGGCGACCTCGGCGAAACGGCACGGGCCGACGAACTCGAAGGCGCCCCACGACCCGACGACCGGGTCCTTGCCCCAGCCTTTCAACCGCTGCACAACCCCGTCCCGCCACAGGAACCGGTTCGTCACCGGATCCATGGCGTACCACCACAGGGTCAGCCGGGCCTGCTCGGCCGTGTACCGCCAGGGCTTCCCGGCGTAGTGCTGCAGGTACGTCGCCGTCCACGCCAGTGCGTGCCAGCCCAGCGTGTACTCGGGCAGGATGAACTTGCCGTCCGGGCCGCGCTTCCACGTCGGCCCGAGCGTGAATGGCTCGATGACGTCGGGGACCTCGTCGTCAGCCACCGATCGAGGAGCGGTAGTCGGCGATCGCCGTCACTGAAGCCGGCGCCTGCTTGCCAGCAGGCTTCCGCTCCAGCTCCATGCGGGCCCGCCGACGATCGCCTTCGGTCGTGAGCAGCGACGACATCACCGAGTTGAGGGCCGCGACCAGCTGGCCGTTGGGGCCGCGCTCCGACATCAGCACCTTCGACATCAGATCCGCAGCGTACCGGGCGACCGCCCAGTCCGACGGCTGATAGAACGCCGCCTGCCCCGACTCCCGCAGCGACAGGTACCAGTCGACGGCGATCGGATGCCACAGAGGGTCAGCGTCCGGCAGGTCCGGCAGGTCGGCCGGCGCTCCCGATGGAGCCTTGATGAGGCCGGGGCCGTCGTCCTTGTTGGCGCGGCGACGTTCCTCGGTCCGCTTGGGGATGGGTCCACGAGTGCCCACGACGACCTCCAGGGTCAGAGCGCGCCACCAGGGCGCACGGGCAGATGAGAGGGGGTGGCGGGGACCGCCTCCAGGGCGGCCGAGCCGGCTTCACGAAAGCGCAGGTGGGGGCCTTGGAAACCCGTAGCCAGGGTCAGGTGCT